CCACAGCTGTACCATCAGACCCAATAGTATTATTCAGCATTGCCTGATGCCCGACAGCTGTATTTTCATTTCCAGTAGTATTAGCTGACGCAGCTTCAAACCCAAGTACAGTGTTAAAACTAGCTGTGGTATTGGCATCTAATGCGTTTGTGCCCACAGCTGTATTCTGTGCGCCAGTGCTATTAACCCATAAAGCGCGATAACCAACAGCGGTGTTGCTACTAGAAGTCGTAGCATCTTCAAGCGCTGTTCTGCCGATTGCTGTATTGTAAGCGCCTGTTGTTATTGACGCCCCAGCACGATAACCAACGCTAGTATTGTCTGCACCGCTTGTGTTTGATGTTAAAGCACCAGAGCCAATTGCCGTATTGTGTGCGCCAGAAAGACTGCCATCATCCAGCGCAGCATCACCCAACGCCACGTTGTTTGTGCCAACAGGATAGTTACCATCCAGCTTGATTGTGCCGCCGTCTACACTTAGATTTCCGGTGATTGTCGTATCAGCTGCGTTAATAGTTACAGCAGTAGACGCATCAATATCTACTGTCGGAGCTACAATTTCAATTTCGGTATCAGCATCAATATCTAGCTGTCCATCCGCAGATGAACTAATTTTCAACGCGGTATCACGGAACTGAAGCTCGTCTGTCGTGGTCATCTGCAGTGCAGTACCACCTGATGTATTACCGTTAGCAAGAACTTCAGCTAATGTGTCGAAACTACCTACTTGGCTATCTACATATGCCTTAATAGATTGCTGTGTGGCTAACGCTGTATCGCTATCAGAAGCCATATTATCTTCGTCAAGGATAACAGTTACAGTAGAGCCTGTGCCAAGCTGCAAAGACTGAATGTTAGTAATTGCTTCTAGTACATTTGTCCCATCACAGAACAAAAACATTGTGCGCCCATTAGGTACTGCGATCCCCGTACCTGCAGCTGTTTTGAGTGTAATAGACTGCCCTGAAGCATTTTTAGCTATGTAGACTTTAGACAATGTGGGACAGATAACTGTACCTGCACCAGTAAGTGCCGCACCTGTATCGGTAAACTCTAACATCATAGAGCGTGATTCTGCGGCTGCGCCGTTTGCGGTGGTAAGTGTATGTGAATTAGCAGTCCAAGAGTCTATGACTGACCGACCCGCTACCGCTTCTTCAACTAAAGAAGTGATACTATCGTTTACGGTATCGCCCCAAGTACCACTTAGTTCCCCTTGAACAGGGAGAGCTAATTTAAGTATCGGTGTGTATTGTGTTGTCATTTATAAGCCCTCATGCAGCGATATCTTGCCAATTCGGAGTCTGCGTTGTTGAAATACTACCCCAAGTTGGTGTTTGTGCGCCAGAAATATTTTGCCAATTTGGATTTTGGTTGTCATCGACCTCTCCCCAAACATGAACTTGCCCTAAGTTTCCTACAGCTGCTACCCCAGTAACTACTACATCTGCATTTGCAGACGCAACCACATTACCTACTACTACTGAACTAGCCACTCCAGTTACAGAAATTGTAACCCCAAATGCTATAGAAACAGTACCTATAGCTCCAGTAGACACGACCCCAGTTGGAGACACATTAGCGGCGCCCGTAGCAGTTGCGCTGCCTAGAGCTGTTATTGCGCTTACCCCTGAAGGGTAGATGTTTGCGTCGGCTACAACATTAACCGAACCAACTCCACCAGTAGTTTGTAATCCTGATGGGTATACATTTGCTTCGCCTACAACAGTAGTAGTACCTACTGCACCTGTTGCCGCGTTTCCAGTAACTGCAACATCTGCGTCAGCAGCAACCGTTACACTACCAAGTCCTGTAGTCGCTTCAAGCCCCGAAGGTTGAACAGTTGCAGCGCCGCTGACAGAAACAGTTCCTAAAGCGCCTGTGGCTTCTACGCCTGTAGGCGATACATTTGCCTCTGCAACTACACTTACAGTGCCTACAGCACCCGTAGCCTGAACGCCATCAACTTCTACAACAATAAGGTCGGTACCCCAAGAGCCTTGGCCCCAAGCGGTAGAACCCCACCCTATGTATGTAGTTGATGACGCCATTTATTCATCCTATGCAAGCCTAATAATTGCGTTAGAGGCATCTGCTGTTGGGAACTGAATAGTAAAGTCACCAGCGGTAGATGTCTTATCCGCGCCAAAATCAAGCACTGCTACTGCAGGGTTTCCCCCTCCAGATTTGTAGATAAGCGCTCCACGAGCAGTAATTGTTGCAGAACTCCAAGTGGTATCAGCAAAATCTAAAAACGCAGTAGTACCAGATGTAGTAGGCGCCACGACAGTTAGAGTATTACCTCCTGCTACATAATTAGTACCAGAAACTTCGTTTGTTACACTGTATGCTGTTGTTGTTGCATCTATTGTTGCGCTAGATGTATACAACGCGATTTTAAATGTCTGTACTGTATCGCTACTAAAATCCATCTCACCATCGAGAAGTGCTTGTTTAAACGACGTACACATTGCCTGAGTGATTGCCATAATTTATCTCCTAACTTACTGGATTACGAACTTGTCCTGACCGATACGCATCTTCTCGAAGCTTACCATCGCCAAGATTTTTAAGTAGGCCAATAGCTTGTACGTAAAACTTACCGTACTCCGCTATTACATCTGCTTCACCCTTCATAAATCGAATAGCTTCTACTAGCGCGCCATTCAGAAGAGCAGAATCAAATTCGTCTCCAAGCCAAGTAGTGCCCGCTGTTACAATAGATTCTGGGTAATATCCGTAATGCAGTTCAGTTGTATAAGCAGCATTGGGAGTAGGCCCAAGGATGAATGTATTATCATCAAAATAAGCGTAATGTTGCGGTAGCCCCGTAGCAGATGGGTCTGGGTAAGCTTCTCTAATAAAGTTAACGTCTTTGTTTATAAGAAAGCTGTAAGTACCGCTACCGTCTATTACCGCTAGAGAATATGACCACAGAAAATCCGACGGGGTACCTAGATAGTTATTCCCAATAGTAGAAGTTCCTGTCACATTTTTTCTAAGTGCGGGTATTTGGACAGTATTATATATTTTCTGTTCAGCCTGTTCAGTGAACATGGCGAGCTGATCCGCTGTGAAAGTTGTTTCACATACATCTTGAATATTTGTTGTCAGCTCTGCGTAGTTCATATCTTAAGCCATAGGTCCACGAGCGTACAAACCTTTAGTAGCCGCGCCAGTACCGCGTACTTTCACTTTACCACCACTGCTATACTTTTTAGCTAGTTTTGGGCTCATTTTCTTTTGTACCTTTTCTGGTAACTTAGAAAAACCTGTCATGTTTCTGTTCATTTTGTAACTCCTACTAAGTTATTACCGTAACTGTACCTATAAATCCAGTACTAACAACAGGACGCACTGGGTTAATTTGTGCCCTACTTTGAGCATACTGCGTGTAATCTGGACGAGGATTACGGATAGCTTGGGGGTCGTCCACGGGAAATTCACCTAAACTTAACTGTGGGTGGTCAGGATTCCAACATTCAGGGCACGCCATTATATTGCTATTACGGCCTTTTACTATAAGATCACGCAACTCGCGGAGTTTGTACTGCCATCCACAAACGTCGCATATCCCTAGTGCGTTCCTGCCTGAAGCAAACCTTGCCATATTTACACCCTATTTACTGAGGGAACGAACCTAAATGGTGTTTTCTCTCGGTCTTCTCCTGCAGCTAATACAAATTGTGCTTCATACTCAGCCTTAAGCATTTCCACTCTTGGCGCTAATTCTGGCACCTTCATAGCAATATGATACGCTAGTCCTGCTACAAGACACGGGAGGAATCTAAAGTTCATATCCGCAGTTTGTACTCCGCTACCAGCATCTTGGATTCGGCGGAGCCGATAGTATTTAAACACGTAATCATTAGAGTCAGGTACAGGCCAGATATTAATTCTAGGCGCATTGACCAATCGTTCGATCCAAACCTGTATAGGTCTACCTTGAGATAACTTGTTTGGGATAGACGCGTAAGTACTAACACTAATACGAGTTATGGTGAGATCAGATTGTGTGGCTGCATTGCCCGCGCCGGTGCGGATTACCTGTTCTAGAAGGTCAATAGTATCATCAGGCAGTGAGTACTGCCCCGTACCTGCAACTAGGTTTATGACTCCTTCATCTATAGTCCATAGATTAATACCACGATTCTGCCACTCAATAGTCATAAGGTTCATAGACCTACGAGCAGTACGAAGATCATAGCCAGAACGAAGCTCGCGGCCCGCACGTTCCCATGCTTCTTCCGCAATCTCCGTAAAGTCCATATTAAAATCTGTGGTACCTGAAGTCGCCATGGGTTAACCCTTTGCTAGAACAGCTTTCGCTTTAGCTACTAAAGATGTTTTTGTTTTTCTACGATCAAGCTCTACACCGTGATTACGCATCATAGATTCAAGCTCTAATTTAGTCATATCTTCAATGTTTTCAGTTACCTGTTCCGGCATTTTCTTAGGCGTAGGTTTTTTAACGCCCCCACCCATCTCAATAAGTTTTGCCTCAGCCTGCTCTTTACTCATTAAGTCAAAAACTTTTACATCATATGTACCATCAGAGTTTTTGACCCCTATCTGGTATACTGGTTCCCCGGTGGAAAACCTACCATTTTGAAAAACTTCCATTAACTTTTCCTCTTACGTTTTGCTGGAGATACTCTACGAGGTTTCCCAGCAGGTTGTCCTAAACTTCTCTTCTGCGTAATCTTAGAGCGTTTTTCCGAAGCGCTCATTTCTCCAGAGGTTTTTGGGGTCTTAGAAGAAACCCTTTTTGTGGGGCGGCAATATGGAGTACTCCGTTTTTCACCCTTGCTACGCCCGCACGCTTTCCCCGTGGAAACGTCTTTCCAGTCTTCTTTGAACCACCGTTTAAGTGCTGCACCCTTTTTTGTCTTTCTTACTGCCACTACTTATTGCCCCAGTTTTTGGCGCCAACTTTTCTGCACTTTGCAATCGCCCCGCTTGCATACGCTGACGGGAAGACTTTATAGCGGCGTTTAACTTTGCTGTAACACTCATCTTTGACTGATCCACCTTTCTTGTAGCTCTTGCTACATTTAGCGCATCC